AGCTGGAACTGCTGTTGTTGCAGCTTTAGCTCAACCTACAAGTACGTTTACTTTAACAGGAACTAGTTTTGGAACTAATATTGGAAAACAAATAACTGCAACTACTGCAGGAACAGGTGACGGTGGAAAAACTGTTGCTCTTGTTGGAGTTGGTGTAGATGGAGAAGCTTTAGAAGAAACTATAACATTACCTGGTTCAGCAACTACAACAGCTGGGACAACAAATTATTTTGCTTCTGTTTCAAGTGCAACTGTAAGTGCACAACCTGCAGCAAACGTATCACTAGGAATTCTTACTACTTCAGCTGGTCAAGTATTTGGTGGACCAACAAGAATTAGACAAGCTAACGTTTATTCTGGTGGCGCTATTGGTAGTGTCAACTTTAGAACTACCTCCGTATCAGGAACAGCGCTTTTAGTAGTTAGAACAAATGCAACAGAAGGTAATAATACTACAGTAAACATTCCACA